CAATTATTTAAAAAAGGAGAAGCTTAATTCATTCAGTGCTAATTCTAGACTACTCTTTGTTAATCGGTCACAACATCAACTAACTGGTGCAGGAGTTACGTATATATTAAAAAAACATGCTGAAACTGCAAGAACAATCAATCCTGCATTGATACCTAATACTTTATCTCCACACTGTTTTAGACATTCAAAAGCCATGCATCTGCTGCAATCCGGCATAGATTTAATATATATTCGTGATTTCTTAGGGCATGAAAGCCTTAAAACTACAGAAATTTATGCAAAAGTTGATGGCTCAGCAAAAAGGAAAGCTCTTGAAAGTGCTTATAGTAATATCTCATCAACCATAGATGACACTAGTTTCCAAGGTAACTGGAACGATGATACAAGTTTAATGTCTTGGCTAAGAAACACCTGTAAGTAAATATCAAAATATTATGCAAAGTAGTTTCTATCATTTTTCCTATAATATAAGGGGTTTATGGCTCTACTTTGCATAATATTTTACTTTAGATAATGAATTTTATCAAAAGCTTTCGATAAAATTCACATACACCTTGACGGCGCAGACCACACACCAAATTCATTAAGAAACTTTGTGAACATAATCTACTCAAGAAACGACCTGCTTTACGACAGCCTTCAGGTTGAAGAAACCAGAAAAAGCTACTGCAAGAAGATGGACAAAGATTTGGTGGAAAGGATGAACAAGAAGAAACCAAAAACATTTAACCAGACAGAGGACATTTGGTACGAAGGATATGGACCGGTTAGAAGACAGCATTACCACAATAGCAGATACCATTTTCTAAATCTTCACAGCTTTTTCAGCGGAGTCGGAACGGTAGAGTTAAGGGGGTTTAACGGAACCCTTCACGCAGGGGAGATAAGGGCATACATAGTACTTGCACTGGCAATGAACCATCAAGCACTTACACAAAAAAGTGCAAGCACAAAAAAACCACAAACCGACAACCCAAAATTCGCAATGAGAACCTGGCTTAACAGGATAGGACTTATTGGTGACGACTACAAAAACTGTAGAGAGCACCTTTGCAAACACCTTGAAGGCTCAGCAGCGTGGAGGTTTCCAAGAGCCGCTTAACTAAGGCGGCTGCCTTAAAAAGGGCGGGAAACCGCTCTTTGAATATTTTATTAAATATAACTTGCTATTTTTCTCATTTAGAGTGATGTATGTACCTACAAAGAAAGGAGATGTGGAAAATGCAAATTAACTACAATATTACAGGCGAAAAAAGAAAATCATTAGTAAACGCAATCAGCCAAGAACTCAATGCTCCATCAAAATATCTAGGTGCACCTACTTTTGCTTACGAGGTGGCTGGCTACAACATCGACAAGAACGGAGTGCTTAAGGGAAACGACAACTACGAGCTGGTTGAGGACTTACAGGGGCTACACGACTTCAAGGCTGTTACAGAAGAATATGACAGTTCGATACCAGAATCAGAACCTGTTCCCAAGGGGCTTATAATTCCATATGAAGCCGCTCTTGGCAGCAGAGTGAGTCCTTACCGAGATTTTGAGGAGCCACCAAATTATGGTGCAAAAGAAGAAGTTGAGGAAGCATCAAGCATTGATAACTTGGAACTTAGTATTCCCATGGATGGACACTCAGGTACTACACTTAAAAACATTGTGAATATGCTTTCAAGCAAGCAGCATTTAATTATGAAGTCCATTGGTATTGAAGAACTTCTGATGGATGAAACATTTGCTGAAGATTTGAGCCTTAAAACTACAGAAACTTTGGATGAGTTCAAGACCGCTGTTGAGGAACTTGGTGCGGAAAGATGCAAAGTTATAACTTTTGACTTTGAGAACAACATTTACACTTATAACATTCCGCCCAGTAGGCTTGAGTACGAGAAAATATCAGCCTTTGCAGTACTTGTTGCCCGAATCAACGAAGTTGCAAAGGAACAAAAACGTACTTCCTACAAGGTGACACAAGACGATAATCCAAAGTTTGCATTAAGGACATGGCTTATAAGGCTTGGGATGAAAGGTAAGGGCTACAAAGGCGTCAGGAAGGCTCTTCTTGAGAACCTTGAAGGAAACAGTGCATTTAGAAAACTGCCCAATGATAGGGGGTAAATTTAATGTCAAAATATCACGAAGTCAAAATGCAGGCATACCAAAACATACACAAGATGGAACTTGAACTTGCAAGAATGGAAAGAATTTATAGAAAATATGTAAAACATGGTGCTGTAAAGGCTGCAGAAGAACTTGAGACGGAAATTGAGGCATTAAGGGCAGTAATAAAATTTGAAGAATATCTTATGGCAGTTGCTTTTGATTGAAAGGAGGAAGTTATATCGATGAAAATATATGCGGCATACGGCAGCAACATGAATATTAAGCAGATGAAAATGAGATGTCCCAAGGCTAAACTTTTGGGAACAGGAACAATTGAAGGATATAGGCTGACTTTCAGAGGAAGCGGACGGGGTGTGGCAAATATTGAGGAGTTTGAAGGAAGAACAGTACCCGTTGTTTTATGGGAAATTACAAACAGATGTGAAGAGTCCTTGGACATTTATGAGGGATATCCAAGACTATATGTGAAAAAAGATGTTGAGATTGTTTATTCAAAAAATGAGATAATTCAAGCTTTTGTGTATGTCATGGCAGATGAATATACCGATAGTCCGGCACTACCTTCAACAAATTATCTGAACTCAATATGGCAAGGATACACAGAAAACAAACTTGATACTGATGTCTTAAGAACAGCGATGGGTGAAATTGTAGAAGAAATAAATGAAAAATTACATGAAATATTCAGTAATAGACATGGAGAGGATGAAAATGGATAAGTTTTTTATTCAAGAAAACTGCGACAGGTGTGGCGAAAAACTAAAGGGCGGAAGAATAATGTCTATGTTCAACACCCAGTGCATCTGCATGGAATGCAAGATGAAAGAAATACAAAGAGCCGACTATGAGGATGCAGTAAACGCAGATTGTAAAGAAATTAAAAAAGGTAATTACAACTTTAAAGGTATCGAAGAAGAAAAATAAAACTGAAAATAATCATGAAAAGAAGCTTTCAAATGAAGGCTTCTTTTTATGTTCAAATATATTAAGGGGGTGGCGGATATTCGAAAACTTAAAAAATATACACCGACAAAATTTAAAGCAGCAGATTCAGTCTACGATAAATCCTCCGCCGACTTTGCAGTAGCATTTATACAGGCACTCTCCCACACCAAAGGCACATGGGCAGGTAAACCCTTTGAGCTTATTGATTGGCAAGAGCAGATTGTCAGGGATGTATTTGGTATTCTTAAACCTAATGGATATAGACAGTTTAATACTGCTTATGTTGAAATACCAAAAAAGATGGGTAAAAGCGAACTTGCGGCTGCTGTTGCTCTACTCTTAACCTGCGGTGATAATGAGGAAAGAGCCGAAGTTTATGGATGTGCTGCAGACAGAAATCAAGCATCCATAGTTTTTAATGTTGCAGCCGATATGGTTCGTATGTGTCCGGCTTTGACAAAGCGTGTGAAAATTCTTGATTCAACCAAGAGACTTATTTATCAACCAACAGGTAGTATTTATCAAGTGTTGTCAGCTGATGTAAGCAACAAGCATGGCTTTAACACCCATGGTGTTGTATTTGATGAACTTCATACACAGCCTAATCGGAAATTATACGATGTTATGACTAAGGGTAGCGGAGATGCAAGGACGCAACCCCTGTATTTTCTTATAACCACGGCAGGAGATAATCAGAACAGCATTTGCTGGGAAGTACATCAGAAGGCTGTTGATATTATAAATGGCAGAAAACATGACCCTACCTTCTACCCTGTTATTTTTGGGGCTGCCTTAGAGGATGATTGGACTGATCCAAAAGTATGGAAGAAAGCGAATCCATCACTTGGAATCACAGTCACTATGGATAAAGTTAAAGCTGCTTTTGAATCAGCAAGGCAAAACCCTGCTGAAGAAAACAGCTTCCGACAGCTAAGACTTAATCAGTGGGTCAAGCAGGCTATACGTTGGATGCCCATGGATAAATGGGATGCCTGTACTTTTGCAGTAGATCCTGAAGCTCTTAAAGGACGTGTATGTTACGGTGGACTTGACCTCTCCTCCTCTACTGACATCACAGCATTTGTACTGCTCTTTCCCCCACTTGATGAAGATGACAAATACATTATTCTTCCCTACTTCTGGATACCGGAAGACAACATTGACTTAAGAGTTAGGCGTGACCATGTAAATTATGACATATGGAAGAAACAAGATTTTCTTAAAACTACCGAAGGAAATGTTGTTCATTACGGTTTTATTGAAAGTTTTATTGAAGAACTTGGTATGAAATATAACATTCGTGAGATTGCCTTTGATAGATGGGGTGCTGTGCAAATGACGCAGAACCTTGAAGGATTAGGTTTTACTGTTGTGCCCTTCGGTCAGGGGTTTAAAGATATGAGTCCACCTACAAAAGAGTTGATGAAGCTTACCTTGGAACAAAAAATAGCTCATGGTGGGCATCCGGTGCTTAGATGGATGATGGATAATATCTTTATCCGTACTGATCCTGCAGGAAATATAAAGCCGGATAAGGAAAAGAGTACTGAAAAAATAGATGGAGCTGTGGCCACGATTATGGCACTTGATAGGGCGATAAGGAATGGAAGCAACATAGGTGGTAGTGTTTATGATGAAAGAGGAATTTTAATATTGTAATACAATAAGGTTGAAAGTAATACAATTATAAATATTGTAAAAATAATAATTGACAAATAATACAAATATATCTATAATGTTGTTATAGAGAGGTGATTGTATGACTGAACAAAAAAATGAAATTATACTTTTATCTGACATAAAAGATAAAACAACTGTTAGTGCAAGGGTTAACAGTTATGTTGTTGACATGTACAAGGAAAGTGAAATACCAATAAGCATGGTTATTGAAAGCGGTCTTGTACATTTTATGAAGCTTGATGATGAGGAAAAAATAAAATTTATAAGCCAAAATTTAATTGATAATGTAAAAGTAAAAGAATTAAAAAAACCGAAAAATTCGTGGAAAAATATGCTTGAGAAGAATTTAAAAGATTTCTCAATCCCTGTAACTTTAATAAGCAGTTTAATAGCAGGTGTTGGTGTGGCAGCAGTTGCAACAATTGGTGGATTTTTAACAACATTGGATAAAAAAAAATTAACGGATGAAGAATAGAATTATTTATTAAATAGATAAACTTGATGAGGAGGTGAATAAGATGAGTGAACTAATTAATCCATTGATTAACGCTGCAGTACCCGGTATTAAAAAGAATATTTGTATATATGGTGGAAAGCTTATTGCCGGAGGCTTAGTTTTAGGTGCTATAGCTTATTTTGGTAAGGAGTTTGTTGATAGTATACCTATTGGCAGTGAAGAAAATAATGAGTTAGATGATTTTGACGGGATGGATGAACTTGAAGATGTATAATAAAAAAAGAAAATATATTTAGAAAAACTGCTAATATTTATTTTTACTTAGCAGTTTTTTTATGTCGATTTTCAGGAGGTAAACAGATGCAAATACCAATATTAAATAGATTTTTTAAATCAAGAGATAAACCACAAAACAGCTTATCAGGAAGCCGCTACAGCTTCTTCTTCGGTGGAACAACAGCCGGAAAACAAGTCAATGAGCATACAGCTATGCAAATGACAGCAGTATACTCCTGTGTAAGAATACTTGCTGAAACAGTGGCCTGTCTCCCCCTGCATGTTTACAAATACAATAATTTAGGAGGAAAAGAAAAATATTTAAAACACTCCTTATATAAACTGCTCCATGATGAACCAAACCCAGAGATGACTTCATTTTCGTTTAGAGAAACGCTTATGAGTCATCTTTTATTATGGGGCAATGCATATGCTCAGATTATAAGAAATGCCCGGGGTGAAGTAATCGCTCTCTACCCTTTAATGCCAAATAAAATGACAGTCGACCGTGATAAAAATGGTCGGCTCTTTTATTTGTACCAAAGAAATACAGAGGATGTGCCAACATTAGGCAAAGATAGTTTAATTTATCTTGATCCTTCTGATGTTTTGCATATCCCGGGTATAGGTTTTGACGGATTGGTTGGCTACTCCCCCATTGCAATGGCTAAAAATGCTGTGGGTTTATCTATGGCTACTGAAGAATATGGAGCAAAGTTCTTTGCAAATGGTGCTACTCCGGGCGGTGTATTGGAACATCCCGGCACTATTAAAGACCCGCAGAAGGTGAAAGAAAGTTGGAACATGGCATATCAAGGCTCTGCAAATTCTCACCGAGTAGCTGTTCTTGAAGAAGGTATGAAATACCAGCCAATAGGTATTTCTCCTGAACAGGCACAGTTTTTAGAAACAAGAAAGTTTCAAATAAATGAAATTGCACGCATTTTCAGAATACCTCCACACATGCTTGCAGACCTTGAGAAATCTTCTTTTTCAAATATTGAGCAGCAATCATTGGAGTTTGTAAAATACACCCTTGACCCGTGGATAATTAGATGGGAACAAACTATGTGTCGTTCACTTCTCAGGGAAAGTGAAAAACCGGAGGTATTTATTAAATTTAATGTAGATGGTCTTCTGCGTGGCGATTATGTAAGTCGTATGAATGGTTATGCAACCGCAAGACAGAATGGCTGGATGAGTGCCAATGATATTCGTGAGCTTGAAAATTTAGACCGTATCTCTGCTGAACTTGGCGGTGATTTATATCTCATTAACGGTGCAATGACTAAATTACAGGACGCAGGTGCGTTCGCAAAAACTACAGAAAGAGAGGAAACTAAATGAAGAAATTCTGGAACTGGGTTAAGGATGAAGATTCCGGAACCCGAACCCTTTACCTTGACGGTGTAATAGCCGAAGAATCATGGTTTGATGATGATGTCACCCCTAAAGCATTTAAAGATGAATTAAATGCAGGTGAGGGTGACATTGTTATTTGGCTTAATTCACCCGGTGGTGATTGTATTGCAGCAAGTCAAATTTACACCATGCTCATGGACTACAAAGGAAATGTAACTATAAAAATCGACGGTATTGCTGCTTCTGCCGCTTCAGTAATTGCCATGGCAGGAACAACTGTTTTAATGGCTCCCACTGCTCTGATGATGATGCATAATCCCCTGACAATAGCAATTGGCGATAGTGAGGAAATGCAAAAGGCTGTTTCTATGCTATCAGAAGTAAAAGAAAGCATCATCAATGCTTATGAAATAAAAACTGGGCAATCTCGAGCAAAGCTCTCCCGACTTATGGATGCTGAAACTTGGCTTAATGCTAACAAAGCTATTGAGCTTGGTTTTGCAGATGACATTTTAACAGATGAGAAAAAACGAGTGCAAAAAGATGATTTTACTTATGCTTTCAGCCGCAGAGCTGTTACAAATTCGTTACTTAATAAAGTGTGTCCTAACAAAACAAAAAAAGGTACATCCGCTGATTCGCTTGAAAGGCGGCTAAACAACATCATTCATTAATTAGGAGGAAAATACTATGAACAAGATTTTAGAACTGCGCGAAAAACGTGCAAAAGCATGGGATGCTGCTAAGGCATTCTTAGATACAAAACGTGGAAATGATGACCTTATTTCTGCTGAAGATGAAGCAACATACAACAAAATGGAGGCCGATGTCATTGCTCTTGGTAAGGAAATAGACCGCTTGGAAAAACAAGCAATACTTGATGCAGAGTTAAATGCTCCTACCTCTAATCCATTGACAGGAAAGCCTAAACTTCCCAACATGGAGGAAAAGACAGGCAGGGCATCTGATGAATATAAAAAAGCATTCTGGAATGCTATGCGTACTCGTGCCGGTGAAGGACTTGATGTTACCATAAGAAACGCTCTTCAAGTTGGTACTGACACCGAGGGTGGATACTTAGTACCCGATGAGTTTGAAAGAACTCTTATAGAGGCACTTGAGGAAGAAAATATCTTCCGTAAATTAGCCAATGTTATTACTACTTCCACCGGGGACAGAAAAATTCCCGTGGTAGCCTCTAAAGGCACCGCATCATGGGTAGATGAAGAGGGTGCAATCCCTGATAGTGATGACAGTTTCGGTCAAGTATCAATCGGTGCATATAAACTTGGCACATTGATAAAAGTTTCAGAAGAACTTCTCAATGACAGTGTGTTTAATCTTGAATCCTATATTTCTAAAGAATTTGCAAGACGTATAGGTAACAAAGAAGAAGAAGCATTTTTCTCTGGTGATGGCACAGGAAAACCAACAGGTATTCTTGCAGCAACCGGTGGCGCTCAACTTGGTGTAACAACTGCTGGTGCTACAGCTATTACTCTTGATGAAATTTTAGATTTATTCTATTCATTAAAAGCACCATACAGAAATAAGTCGGTATTCGTCATGAATGATGCTACCGTAAAGGCAATACGCAAACTAAAAGATGGTCAAGGTCAGTATCTATGGCAGCCATCTCTACAGGCGGGTACTCCTGATACAATACTAAACAGACCTATATACACATCAGCCTATGTTCCGGCCATTGCTTCAGCTGCTAAGACTATTGTATTTGGTGACTTAAGCTATTACTGGGTTGCAGACCGTCAAGGTCGTGTATTTAAGAGATTAAATGAACTCTATGCTGTAACAGGTCAAGTAGGCTTTGTAGCTACTCAGCGTGTTGATGGAAAGCTTATTCTTCCTGAAGCCGTTAAGGTGCTTCAGCAAAAAGCGTAACGGAGGTGTCTTATGAGCTATAACACTAAAAATTATACAGAGCAAGGTGGAGATAAAACCATCATAGGCGGTACTCTTGAAATTAATAAAGGAGCCTCAGTAAAGGGGCTTCCTGCAGCTAAAAACCAAGTTGCAAGCACTGCAACTACTGTATCAGGTTTAAAGGATAACTTTAATGAACTTCTTCTTAAACTTAAAGATTCAGGATATATGGTACCTGATGACTGGAATGTGTCTGTTGCAAAAATTTCAACACCCTCCGGTGAAGAGCTCATTGCAAATCAAAGCAAGGTTACAGATATATCCATTAAAGATGACGTTATTACTGTGTCTGTAAATGATGATGAACTTGTAGCATTCCCCAGTGCCAATCTGGAACAAGGTACACATAAGTGGATTGGCATGAATATTACAACAGGGCTACCTGATATTACAGCAGTAAAATACAACGGTTATCAGCTTACATCTGATGATGTAACAGAGGCTGCTTCAGTTGGAGGATCTGCTGGCGATATTGTAATGTGGCTTAAATGTGATGAAATTATTGATACACCAAAAATCTTCTCGCTATGGGCTTCAGGATATGGCGAAACCACTTGTATGGTTATTATAGAAAACTGATGAAAGGCGGTGGTTAATAATGACACTATTAGAAAAAGTCAAAGCAAACCTTATTCTCGAGCACAGTGAAGATGATGAACTTCTTCAGATGTACATTACCACCGCTGTAAAGTACGCTGAGAGCTATCAGCATCTTTCGGAAAACTTTTATGCAGATAATCAAATGCCTCCTACAACCGAACAAGCAGTAATAATGCTGTCCTCCCACTTTTATGAATCGAGGGATGGCAGCACAGGAGGTTTTTACTCAGATAATGTTCAAGCCGCAGAGCAGGTATGGAATACGGTAAATCTGCTCTTAAGGCTTGACCGGGATTGGAAGGTGTAGCCTATGAGTTTTGGTAAAATGAATACCTTTATAGACATAGTGGAGAAAGAAACAGTTAAAGATTCTGAGGGTTTTTCTGCTGAAACCGACATGATTATTACTTCGGTATGGGCATATAGAGAAAGGCGTCATGGAACTGTGAAGTGGGCTAACAGAACCACTTTCTCAGTTGCTACAGACCTTTTCCGTTTTCGCTCTATTCCCGGTGTTAAGGTTACGACTGCTATGATTATTGCCATAGATGATGAACGATTTGAAATAACCTCCGTTGAGGATGTGAAAAATCGAGGAATGTATATTGAGGTGCTTGCAAAGGAGGTGAAGCCAAGTGGCTAAGGCTGTTATGAAAATGCCTGAGGAATTTCTTTTAAAGATTTCAAAGCTTGGTGATAAAACCGATGAAATAATTCCTAAGGTCCTTGAAGCCGGTGGCAAAGTTGTAGAAGAGAAGGTTAAGTCTAATTTACAAAGTATTATTGGCACTAATATAAAAGAAGAAAGTCGTTCCACAGGTGAACTTGTTTCATCCCTTGGTGTTTCCCCTGCTCTTATTGATAAGAACGGCAACTCTAATGTCAAAGTTGGTTTTTCCGAGCCACGTTCAGATGGAAAAAGCAATTCAATGATTGCCAGTGTTTTGGAATACGGGAAAAGTGGTCAGCCACCTAAACCCTTTCTAAAACCGGCTAAATCAGCAAGTAGGAAGGCGTGTATAAATGCCATGATTGAGGTATTTGACAAGGAGGTAGAAAATTTATGAGTGTGTTGGAAGAATTAAATACCCTTATTTCGCATTTAGTTCCAATAGAGACCGGGGTGTTTTCAGATACTCCCCCTGATAAATATATGGTTATTACTCCCCTTGTAGATACTTTTGAGCTTCACGGAGATAATTCTGCCGGGTATGAAATACAGGAAGCAAGACTATCCATCTTTGTTAAGGGTAATTATACACAACTTAAAAAAACAATTGTCTGTGCTCTATTGAGTGCAGACTTTACCATAACAGACCGCCGGTACAACGGTCATGAAGATGATACCGGCTTTCACCATTATGCCATTGATGTGGCAAAATTATATAAATTGGAGGTATAAAAATGGCAACGATAGGACTTGATAGTTTATATTATTCAAAGATTACTGAAGGAACTGACGAGATAGAAACATATGCAGAACCGGTTAAACTTGCAAAAGCAATAAAGGCTGACTTATCCATTGAACTTGCAGAGGCAATTCTTTATGCGGATGATGGTGCTGCAGTTGTAGTTAAAGAATTTAAGAATGGGAAGCTTTCACTTGGAATTGATGATATTGGTTCAACTGCTGCAGGGGATTTGACTGGGGCTAAGATTGATGATAATAAGGTTCTTATTTCAACGAGTGAAGACGGAGGCGAACCAGTGGCTATAGGATTCAGGGCAAAGAAAGCAAACGGAAAGTACAGATATTTCTGGCTTTACAAAGTCAAATTCGGAATACCCGCAACAAATCTTCAGACTAAAGGAGATAGTATAACATTTCAGACACCTACTATTGAAGGCACTGTTATGAGAAGAAATAAGGTTGATACCAATGGAAACCATCCATGGAAAGCTGAAGTAAATGAGGATGATACAGGAGTTTTATCTGAGACTATATCAGGATGGTTTACAGAAGTTTATGAACCAGAATTTACCGTTGCACCATAGGAGGTACTGTTAAATGAATGATGAAAGAAGCAGCAAGATTACAATAGGAGGAGTTGAGTATACCCTTATATTGACTACAAGAGCTACTAAGGAAATTGCTAAAAGATATGGCGGTCTTGAAAACTTAGGTGAAAAGTTAATGAAGTCAGAGAACTTTGAAATGGCTCTTGATGAAATTGTATGGCTTATCACTCTTCTCGCAAATCAAAGTTTATTGATTCATAATTTGCAGAACAAGGATGATAAGAAAGAGCTTCTAAAAGAAGAGGATGTTGAGATACTTACCTCTCCCCTTGAATTAGCAACATACAAGGAGGCAATTATTGAGGCTATGTTTAAAGGCACAAAACGATATGTAGAATCAGAGGAAGCTGAATCAAAAAACGAATTGGTCGAGTAAGCGATGAAGAATTGTTT